TAAAGACAGTCGTGATTGACGTGTTCCATTTTTTACAATGCCATTGGTTGCGTGACAATTTGGGCAACAATCTGGTGTATAGGTTAATTTACCGTATAAGACTAATGATTTTTTATGTCGAATGACACATTCTGATATGTTTTCATGATCAAATGTGATGTTTTTATCCTTTAATTGTAGTAAGGTTTCTGTTATACTGGACATGGGCAATTTCTCCTTATTATTTGGTCGTACTTTTAATTTAAGAGAAAATTGCCTTTTTGTCTACATAAAATTAGGGTTGCTGGCTTATGCCATCAACCCTAAAAATTATACAGCCTTTCTATCTTATAAGGCTTTCGGTATCTCATCTTTGTTTCCTCTTTTACCTTACAAGTATATTATATACGAATTTTCGTATATAGTCAATAGTTTTTTTAGTTCAAATACGAAAAATCGTATGATATAATAATAGTAAAGGAAGGTTGAAATATGAATGAAGCAGAATTAAAAAGAATAATAGAATACAGATATAATAGTTTACGTGCATTCGCTATTGAAAACGATATCCCATATACAACAATCCGTTCAATACTAGAACGTGGTGTTATGAATGCTAAAGCTGAAACAGTATTTAAAATTTGTTCCATACTAGGAATTAAGCCAGAAGTATTTGATACATCATTACAGGACACACAAAAAAACACCCTCTCCACAACAATTCAATCAATCGTGGATACTTCTATCCAATTAGAAGAAAAACGTCAAGAGAATGTATTATGTTACGCTGAAGAACAGTTAAAAGAACAACTTAATGCAATGATACTTTGAAAGAAAGCGAACAAAGCTATACTGTTTTAACTCCTGTAAAGGTTGTTGAAAGCTTAGCAGCCGGCCGTGGATACTCTTATATGGAACAAAATGAAACATATGAAGTTTATACAGATAAAGAAAATTTGAAAGGACATGATATTGCTAGTTTTGTTACTGGTGATAGTATGATACCCGATTATAAAGACGGAGATGTTGTGCTTATCAAAAAAGGATACAACAACATCCAAGGCGGCGTTTATGCGATTGACTATAACGGAAAAAGCTATTTGAAAAAAGTATACAATGAGGGAAACAGATTTAAACTTGTATCAATAAACAGTGAAAAATATGAACCTTTTTACATTGATATACCTGTTGATGAAGATATTTACTTTAATATCATTGGTAGTGTTGTAGATAGTTTTACGCCTGTTCAAGTTTATTAACTCACATTGTGAGATATAAAAAATAATTTTTGAGGGAGAAAATAATATGAAAAAAGAGTATTGTTATTAAGTACAGCAGTTGTTTTAGTCGCTTGTGGAAATGAAACTAAAGAACAACAGTCAATATCTCAAACACGACAAGAAACTACTACAATGTCAACAACAATAGCCACTACATCTACAAAAAATAAAGAGGTTAAAAGTGGACCTCTTACCGAAGTTGGACAATACACATATCAAAATGGAAACGGCAAGGTTGAATTGATAAAAATAGCAACTCCTAATGTCGAAAAAAACTCAAATAATGTAACAATTACAATAAAAGAAATCAAGTTATTAAAAACATCTGAATTAACAAATAAAGCAATAGACTTCTGGTCTCAACATCAAGTTAACATTGATGATTATTTAAGCAACAACAATATATATACACTACAAGTAAAATACGATGTAAAAAACGATAATGACGTAAACATTGGTTTTTCACAAGCAACAATAAAAAGTGTTATATCTAGTGACGGTATAGAATTTGATAAGGTATCGGAACAATTGTTGAAGATTTCTCCGCATGCTAAAAAAACAGACAATGCATCTGTGTTTATTATTAAAGGTTCCTCTGAATTTAACGATATAACGTTCTATACAGGAGATATACTTAGAATAGAGGGAAGCGGAGGGTATCATTTAGGAGAAGGTTTCCCAATCAATGTTCATTTAGGAGAATAAAAAAGAAATTATACTTTACTTTTCATATTATTCAATTTTTTTGAGTGATTTTTTAACTAAATATATATAATTGACAACATCTACACAATACTATATTGTATGTGACAAGGAAAGAGCAATAGGAAGTCTTACCAGTTATACTGTAGGAACCTATTGCACAAAAAGTCACTTGTCTAAGTCAAGCGGCTTTTTGTTATATGTCATATAAAAAAGATGGAGGGGAAAATGAGAAAAGAAAAGTTAGAATTCAAAGATATGTTAACAAAATTACGTGACGAAAAAGGAATACAATTCCATCTAATAAAAGAAAATGAAGCTATGCAGATTTTACAAGAACGTAGCTACTATTATAAACTAACTTGTTATAGAAAAAATTTTGAAAAAGACGCTAGCGGAAAATATATTGATGTTGATTTTGCTTATTTAATTGATATAGCATCTATAGATATGCAAATAAGATATTTTTTGCTGCAAATGTCATTAGATATTGAACATGGAATAAAAACAGCACTATTATCCCATATTACACAAAACAAAAATGAAGATGGTTATTCTATCATAGATGAATTTAAACAATATGATCCATATTCTTATGAAAAAACTATTTCTTCTTTCGAAAAAAATCAATATTTATCCGATATGTTTTCAAAGCGTAAACAAGATTTACCGATATGGGTACTAGTGGAAATAATGGATTTTGGTACTCTTTCATCATTTGTAAAAATGTATTATAGGAAATATACTCCTACATCATTAAAACATGCTAGCCATTTAATTACCTCTGCAAAATATATAAGAAATGCATGTGCACATAGTAATGTACTAATTTTAAATATATACGGACGGGTCAATCAAATAAAATCTCCATCAATGAGTGTTAAAGACTTAGCAAAAATTTACAATATAAATATTCTTGAATTAAAACAGAAAAAACTTCATGATTTATTTTGTTTATTCGTACTTTATAAAAAATACGCAAGTAGAAATTCTAGATCTTATAGAAAGAATCAAGGTAGTTTATTAATTGAACGTTGTAAACGAAATAAAAGCTATTATCAAAATAACAAAAAAATACTATCAGCTTTTCTTTTTTTTAAGAATTTAGTTGACTTTTTATAGAAAATGTGAGAGTATGTTAACAACGAAAGACAATTATTGTCGCTCAAGATGTGCGTGCACTGACGGGGTTCATACGAAAGTCAACTACGTTATACGTGGTTGACTTTTTGTTTTATATATATATTTAATTCCACTCTGTTGAGTCGTTTTCCTTAAAGGAGGTGATACCATTTCCATAAAGTTTCATTGCACTTTGAGAAACAACGTAGTAGAAAACGTAGTAAAGCCCTTTTTATAACCTAAAAACCCATTGTTATCAATGGGTTTTGTTATAGGTTTTATATTGTAACATAATAAAAAACACCTTTATTTTCATCAACCACAACTTGTGTGCTCGTTGATGTTAAAGGGTGTAACGCAATCACTTTGCCTTGTTTATCAAATTCTTTAAGGGCATAAAAATTTCCAGAAAAACAAACATCACATACTATCATTTTTTTAAATGTAAAAGGGGTCATATATTCATTAGGTCTAATACCTAATAAATACTGTACTGGATGCTCACTTAAACGTTCAATATCCCCTTGATTATTCTTATAAACTTTAATAGGTAATTTTGCTATATCATCTGATAAAACATTAACACAGGCATATATATCATTAAAAAGATGTGCAGTAGAAGCATTCGGCGTACTTGTATTTTTCAGCCCAAATATATCAATCAATGTTTTAAATCCATTTTGAGACTCATTAAACTGTTCAGGTGGTATATCTTCAATAAAAACATTCGGAAGAATGCTCCTTTTTAACGCATCAAAAAACTTCATTTATCATTTTCCTCTCTTATTTATTTGTGTATACAATAGAGTTATATAATTCATTCCTATAAAACCCAGGACAATATAACAAGCAGGCGGAAAAATTAGATAAACACCATATATAATACTTAAAAAACACGTAAATATCAGAAATAAAAACACTATATCTTTTATCAATCTCAAATCCATCTCCTCCAATCAAAAACTAAAACGTCCACTTAAAATATGAGCATTCAAATCCACTTCATTGTGTACAACATTCGCACGAGAAAAAGCATTCATAAGACAAGCTATAGGGTCTATACGCCCTGTACTCTTACGTTTTGACAACATAATATTCTCATTATCATCTTCTCTCGTTTTAGCGTTCATTATCGCTCTCCTTAATAATTTATCTCCGTTATGGTAAATCTGAGTGTTATAAACATGATTTCTAAAATCTTTGGTTGCTGGTGATAAAAACGCAAATTGTTGTGGGATTTCAACTACGGTTATACCTTTACTTTCAAGACTAGCCATCAAATGAACAGCTTGCCATTTATCAAAGCAAACTTCTTTTACATTATAATCTTCACACCATTTCAAAATATAATTTTCAACTTCAAGATAATCAACGACCGACCCCTCTGTTAAAATCAAATGGCCTTGTTTAACATATAAATCATACGGCACTTTATCTACTGACATTCTTTCTTTGTACCTATCCTCTGGCATAAATGAAACTTGTTTAACATATTTTTTATTATCTAATACTGCAATTAAACCTAATGATGTTAAGTCTGTTGTCGCAGATAAGTCTGCACCGATATAACATATTGCAGTTTGTGATTTCATTTTTACATCTAATTCTTTTTCTTCAAGTTCACACAAATCCCATTTGTTTATATCAAGATAACTATTCTCAGGAATATCTACCCACATGTTCATATTTTTCGTTAAAAAATCACGCATTTTCTCCGGAACATCTAGTGCTAATTTTAAGCGACCTTTTAGATAGGCAATACCCGTTTCTGTTGTAGCTAATATAGGATTAGCTTTAATCCAAACAGATTCATCTTTTATATCATCGCCAAAATCTAATTCATTTACCATAGCAAAATATTCTTCGTTCTCTACATCATCATCTGGACTTAATAATTTTGAGACATATTTATATTCAATATCGTAGCATGGGTTTGTTAACTCAAATCCTGCCGTTGTAATAATGCTTAGTAAAGGTTGTGTTCTAGCTCCCATCCCTGAAATTAACACATCATAAATATCGGATGTTTGATGTGCGTGATACTCGTCAACTAATCCTGCTTGAGGGTTAAAACCATCTCCTGTTTTACCACTATCTTTAGACAAAGCTTGTATAAACCCTCCGGATTTATCATGGTGAATTTTACCATACGCTTTTCTAAACTTATCAAAAAAAGGACTGTTCTTTATTTGTATTTCCGTCTCATTCCAAAGTATTTTAGCCTGTTCAGATTTTGTAGCTCCTATATAAACTTCGGAATACGGTTCACCTAATGCACTAGCTTCATAACTAGCTACGCAAGCATTAGATTGTGTTTTAGCATTCTTTCTTCCCACTTGCCAATACGATAACTTAAATCTCCTATATCCCGTTTCTCTATGTACCCAACCATAAATATTTGAAAAAATAAATATTTGAATAGGCGCAGGGTCTATTGCTTTTCCTGCCAGAACTCCTTTTGAGTGCTTAAATTTCGACATCCATTTCAAAAAATTCATTGCTTTTTCTTCATCAAATAGATAAGGAAACTCCTCCGTATCTTCACGTTCAACATCTCTTAAAAAACGCATATATGCCCATCTCTCTTTTTGACAATGACTACCAGTATCCTCTAACGCTATCTTACAATAATCAATTAGCATATTTTTCAGCGTCATCATACATTACCAAACTCTCTTTCGCTTTCACTAATTGGTTTTTGATTAACAGCGTGCAATGCTAGTTTTGCCCTAGCAGAAGGTGATAATCCCAAATCATTTTGCATCATTCTTAGTTGTTGCATCAACTGATGTTGTCTAATGAATAGAGGGTGAGCGGCAGTTACTGTTTCAGAAGCCTTATTTGCTTCTACAATAATTCCATCTTCAACAATTCTCTTTGTACACAAAATATACTGTTCGTATACATTGCAATATAAAGCCAAAGCATGAACATCAAGATTTCCTAATAGTTCTATTTCTTTTGTTTCGTTCACAACATATTTAAATTCTTTTTTAGCTATATCTCCTAACCAATCTGGTGGTTTTAATTTATTTCTTGCTGTTTTTAAAGACTTTTCAGCTTGTAGCCTCATGTTTATTTCTTCATTTGAACGTTTCGGCTTAGAACCGTTTAATAATCGTAATTCTAACGGCATTGCTACCTTAGACATTTTCATCTACTCCTTTGTTCTTTATTTTTTTGTTAGGTCAGAAATTTTTTTAAAGGGGAATTTGTACAAGGAAAGGCTGGGTGCGGTCTTGAGTCCTCTTTCCTTTCGTGATTTTAACATGGGGTATCAAACAAAAAAGCACAATAAACAACTAGTACACATACGTGTTTTTGTTGCAGGTATTGTGCTTGATGTTATATTATTGTGTTTTTCGTTAGTTTACTCTTGATTGTTTGTTTTGTTGCTTGTTTTGTGTTGTTTGTTGTTGATTGTTTTTATCTTCTTTTTTCTTTTCTCTATTCATTATTTTTTTACATTCGTTTGAATAGTTTTGTCATTTTGTTTCTCTGTTCGCTCTCTACTCTCTTTTCTGTTAACTCTTTGTTTTTACTATCTATTTATTTGTTTAAAATTTAAAATGATAATACAAATAACATGAACAACATATATAACAGATTGACTGTATAACTATGTATTCTACTATATGTTATGTTATATGTGTATATGTATGTTGTTTCAATCTCTTTGTTGTTTACTTCGTATTTTCAAACGTTGATTATTTTTTTATCTTCTATAAATAACGTCACTATAAAAGTTACAACATTTATATACACTATTTCATAATACAATTTTATCATGTTTTCTTGTCAAATCTTCCCAATTTTTTCCCAATTTTTTCCCAAAAAATACAGTAAAAAAAGCAAAAAGAATATGAACATAATTACAACATAATATATAAAAAGTACTTTTCAATATACTTTGCTTTTTATTTGCACTTTATTTTACAACTCTGCTTTAAAAAAAATTTTTTATTTTTTTTAAAAAAAGTATTGACTTATTATAAACGTACGTTTATAATATAAGTGTAAGTTAAAGAAAGAACTTACACCCTCCAAAAAAAATCTCAACGGAAAGGAGGGACGTTATGAAAACGAGGCGAGAAAAAAGACAAGAACGAGAAAAAGAAAAAGCTCAAAGACTTGAGCTATTCTTAAAGTTTATAAGTGCAATTATAAACATACTCTCTTCAGTCTTAAAGCTTTTTAAAACATAGCGGATTGGGCGACAGCTGAAAAGCTTAGCCCTTCCCTTGAGATAATTATACAGCGAAAGGTGTTGAAAGTCAATGACAGAACCAAAACGTCCAAGAGGACGTCCTGCAACCGGAAAAAAAAGGACTGTACAATTAAAAATAGATGTTACAGCAGATGAAAAACAAGAAATTAAAAACGCTGTGAAACTTTATAATAAAAAAGGTATCGCAGATTTAATATTATACTTCATCAGACAATAACAAAAATAGCTGACGCTATTATGAACAAATCAAAAAGCTAACTGTTACAACTCTTCGAAAAAGTGAACAACAGTTAGCAGAAATAAACTTCCAAAAATTGAAAGTAACAATATTATACATTACCTTTTTAATTTTTGGCAAGTACATTCAAAAAAAGAATAGGAGATAATAATCATGTTACAAAATAAAACAAAAATAATCGTACACCTTTGGTATATTCTTAATAGATAATCTTTACTTAATTCTCTTTATTCTGTAAAAAAGAGATATCTCCATTTGCAACGAATTGTTCTAAAATATTTTGAACAGCTTGTTCTTCATTCGTTCCAATCTCATAACGACATACTTTTTTCAATTCATTATCGGCATTTTCCATGGCAACACTGTACTTAACTTCTTTCATCATTGGCAAATCATTTAAATTATCGCCAAATGCGATACACTCCTCTTTTTTTATACCGTATTTTTCTTGTATAAATCGAATGCCTGCTCCTTTTCCGCCGTCTTTATGATACACATCAATCCACATATCTCCACTTGTCGCTGAAGAAACATTATATTGTTCACGAATTGTTAAAGCAATTTGTTTATTTTCCTCTAAAGAACGTTTACTCATGATGGCAATTTTGACGACTTCTTCATCAGCTGGAATATCCGACAATGTTTTTATTTTAATAATTTCCATATTATATTTTAGAAAATGCATCAACGCTTCATCAGAAATCGTTTCGTAAGTGTATGCTGTTTTTGTCGTACTCAATAACGCATAACATCCTTCAAAACTTTCAGCTAATGTCACAACTTTTTCAACAATGTGTTGAGCAATCGCTAATACATGAATGGACTCCCCTTGTTTCACAATATGGTTCCCGTTATCTCCTGCAAAATATAGCCAATCTTGACATACATCATCAAAAGGTTTTGAAATATGGTCAAAACTATTTCCACTTGCAATGACACCAACGATATTTTTCTCACGCAACTGTTCAGCAATTTGGTTAAATCGCTCTTTATCATACGTTTTATCCTCTCTTAAAAAAGTACCATCCATATCTGTCGCAATTAGTTTTATCGTCATATTTGCACCTCATATCTTTCTATTATTTTTATTGTATAAAGATTATATGGAATAGTCAATGATACGCACCAATAAACACTTCTATCCTCATTTTTGTCAAATATAGTTTATTTTTAATTATCATAGTAAGGACAAATTGATATACTATGAACCCAAAAGATTCACACTAAAACAAAAAATGGCTGTATAATTTTTAGGGTTGATGGCATAAGCCAGCAACCCTAATTTCATGTAGACAAAAAGGCAATTTTCTCTTAAATTAAAAGTACCACCAAATAATAAGGAGAAATTGCCTATGTCTAATATA